CGTTCATTGCGGCACATCCTCCGCATGGATTTTACATTCCGGATCCACCGGCGGCTCATCATCCGGGGCGGATTCGGAGGCATAGACCCGCGGCACACCCAGCGGCCCGCTGCGCCACGGCGATTGCTCCAAAAATTGGAGGCTGTCGTAGTGGAACCACAAATGCCGCGCCGGCGTGTCCCCGTCGCCGCCCCGCTGCGCGTCCACGATCAAATAGGCGTCATGTTCCTGCACCAGATTGCCAAACTCATTTTGCTCGTCCTCGGGCAGCTTCCTGAGCGTGGCATCCATCACGCGCCAGTTTTCCCAGAAGGAAGGCGGGGCGTTTTTCGGAGGTGGCCCGCCCAAGAGCCGTTTCCACGGCGGGGCTTTTTCCGTCGCCGCCCTCCCGTTCGCCCACAACGCTTGCAGCGTCTGCAACATTTCCTCCAGGGCATCCTGCTTCTTGCGATTGCGCCACACCACGATCACGTTGCTGGGCTTGTTGCTGATGTAGGCGCTGCCCATGATGTTGTAGCGGCGGGGGATGTTGGCTTCACCGCCTTTGTCCGGCTTGCGCGAATGGGCCACCAGATGCACATGCACCTTGTAGGTGCGGCAAAACGTGTCCAGTTGCTGCATGAAATCCCGCTGCGCATTCCACTGGTCCTGCCCCTCGCCATCCAGCCCCTGGAACTGCATCAAACTGTCCAGCACGAACTGGCGCACGCCAAACCGTTGGTAGGCATAGAGCATCACATTCAACACATCCTCCAGCGGCGCATAGCCCACATGGTCATACACCCAGATTTTGTTGGCCAACGGTTTCAGACAACGCTCGCGGAAACTGGCCCTCTCCTCCGCGGGACAGACATCGCGCCGCGCCATGACCATGCGGATCAGCTTGCGATACGTTTCCGGCGCGCTCACTTCCAGCGAACAGATGACGGCCCGCTCGCCCTGCCAGCATAGGTCCACCATCACATGATTCAGCACCTCGCTTTTGCCGTGCTTGTTGTAGCCGGTCCACACCGTCACCTCGCCATAACGGAACCGGAAGGGCAGGCTCGAGCCGTAGGCATTGCCCCAGGGCAACACCAGCCCGAGTTGTTCCTTCCCATCGGGATGGAACTTCTGCCAAATCTCCTCCTCGAAATCGTAGGCGGTCTTGAGCTTGGGCGGGGCGATGTATTCAGGATTCGTCAGCGCCGCCGCCAGCTCCCGCACACTCACCCCCGCCTGCAAACACTCGTTGATGTCTTTGTATCTCATGCCTGTTTGCCCCTTTCACCAGGAGGAGGCACGTCACGACAATCCATCAACACCGCACAGCAATGGACGCAGCGAAAGATTTTGCCCCAAACATCATCTTTAGCCAGTGCGGTGGCCCTACCACACTTGCGGCACGTAAAGAAAGATATTCCATCATACCTTCGGACCGGTGCCTTTGCCGCGACACAAGCGGGAACATGCAGCCCAACCTCATAAAGCTGAGGACCGTATTCTATGTCCAACCGCTCCAGCGCAGTAAACTTAATGTGCCGCGTGTCAAACCCGGGGCTTTTGTCCAGGTTTCCATAACGCCAGCCCCCAATGCGGTCGTGTGCGCACTCCATCTCCTGGGCCTGCTGACATCCGCGCCGATAACTCGCCTCGCTGATTCTGCTCATCAGCACAAGCAGCTTTCTTTTGGTGCGTTCGCTCAAGCCTTCAAAATCCTGGGCATTTAGCCCGTAAGTGAGGGTTCCTTTCATTTTCATAGCGTTTCCTCCCACTGTTTTTCCACCTTCTCCGGTAGCCGCACAATGTCGGCCCGCGCAATGCCCAGCCGCGTCACCACTTCCTCCACCTTCATCCGACCCGCGTTGTCCTCGTCAAAGTTCACATGGATCTTGCTGAAGGGCTGGAGCCATTCGTAGCACACGTCAATCCAGCCGGTGTATTTGGCCCCCCCCGGCACACTCACCGCCGGCCAACCGTAGGTGGCCCAACTGATAGCATCGATCTCCCCCTCGCAAATGATGATCTCTCCCTTGCTGCCGTGTTCCTTCACCACGTCCGGCGCGCACATGCCAAACAGCACGTTCCGGCCGCCACTGGGGTCGCGCCATTCGATTTTCTTGCCGTTCTCGTCCCGGTCCACCTTGACCACCTTGGCAAACTCGAACCGGGGCGCGCGCTCATCCGGCCATCGCGGCGGTCGCCATTTGTAGGCGAAGGCATACGCCTCACCATCAGCCGTTTCGCCCACGCTGTATTCGGTCAACCGCACCGGATCCAGCCTGCGCACGTCCACCAGGTAGTACCACACCTTGCCCCCCTGCGTCAGCGGGCGGTAACGGTCGGGATCGAACTCGCCCCGCGGCTTCTCCACCGCCTGCCGCACCACCGCCGGCTGGTGCAGCCGCTCCGGCTGGCCTCCCCCGCGGCGTTCGCCAGGGCTGTCATAGACGGGCACGGCAATGCCCACACTGTTGGCCGCCAGGCGCAGCGCCTGCGGAAAGGCCAGTCCCTTGCGGCGCATGATCCACTCGAAAATGTCCCCCTGGGCCGTGCAACCGTGGCAGTAGAAGAACCAACCGCTGTCCTTGTTCACCACCGTGAAGGAGGGTGTTTTTTCCGGATGAAACGGGCAGAGCGCCTTGAACTCCCGAGGTCCGCCCTTGAGCGGGATGCCGTCGCGCTCAATCCAGTCGGCCAAATTCACCGCCAGCTTCACCCGTTCCTTGAGATCGTCATTCATGGTCGTGCCTCCGCTGCGCTTGAGATTGCTGCCAGCACATCGCAACCGTCCTGGGCGCGGGTGTTTTTTTCCTTGGACAACCTGCCCCAAACAGCCACCACCCACTTCCGCCACCGCTTCGGCTGCGGATCCTCCGCAGCCAACTCCGCCCACACCGCATCCATACCCTCCTTCGTGATGGCCGGAATGCCCTCGCCAGGGTTACCCGGCCACTTGCAGCAGAACTGGTCGAACTCCAAACGAGAAAGACCACCATCCAACCCGCCGGTAGGTAGGTTCTCTTTCTTGTTTGGTACACGAACTGGTACTACTGGCTGTGATGGTGGGTGTGTAGGTGGGTGTGAATTGTATCCTTCGGGTAATACGCCCGTATCACCGCCGTGTGTCTCGGGTAGAACGCCTGTATCTCCGCGGTTATTCCAGCGGCAGTTGATGGCGTGCCGGGCGTTTTCGCTCCGCAGCTTGGCGGCCGCCAGTTCCTTAATCACCCGATCGTGATACCACCAGCCTTTGGCGCAGCGGAAGAAAGGTTTGATGGTGTTGCGGATGGCCATCCACTCGCGCAGGGGCAGCTTGCACGTCCTGGCAAGTTGATCGTTGTCATCCTTCAAGCAACCGCCCTCCATGTAACAGCGATCCAGCAGTTGACGGTAGGCGCCGTGTTCCAGGCAGGAGAGGTGCATGGTGTCGCGCAGGTAATCCCCCACATACCAGGAGATCCAAATGTCCGTTTTACGCTTGGCCTTGCTCATGGTTCGGTATCCCGAATATGCCGCAAAGCGCGCAAGGCTTCGTCGCAATGGGTGCGGAAGGCTTCCATCGTGATGTATCGGACCTCCTCGCTGGGAGCCCGCTGGGCGGTCATCAACGCCACCTTGGCCATACGCATCTCCTCGCGCGCCTCCTCCAGGCGATTCATGCTTTCATGAATGGTCATATCAGAACATTCCAATGAACCGCGGTTGCTTCAGCGGCAGCCACCAATGGCCGTCGCTCTTTTTCGCCGGAAACGTCATGGGCTCGTTGTTGGTGCGCAGCGTCCGGCGCCACTTGCTGCTGTCCAGCACCCGCACCATCACCTCCTCGCCGTTGGCGCGCCTGGCCTTGATGTGATGCCGCCCGTGGTGATACCCGTCCGCCCTGGGGAAACTGATCACCGTCAACACCTCTGCCTCCGCCGCCGGCTCGGGCGCCGTTTTTTTTGCGTTGGGATCCACCAGCCCCACCCGCTCCGTAAACAGACTCACGGCCTCCAAGCTCCACTGCACCGCGCGTTTTTCCACCCTGGTCAGGTCCGCAGGCATCTCCAGGCGGGCGTCTCTCAGCGCCTCACGGCTCACACCCAACCGGGTACCCAGCTCTCGCTCATCAATCCATTCTTCGATCATGTCGGCTCCTGTGAACAATTTTGCGACCCTGTTGATTCATCAAACATTTGAACCCCCGCACCCCCCAGCACCCCCCCCCCCACCTCTGAAACCGCTGTCGCTGTCGGCCCCTCGAGGGTGTCAGCCTGTCCGCCATCCGGACCACTCGACGTATCCTGTCCGTGTCCCACACCATCAAAACCGCCGAAACCCTCGGAAACCGAGGTGTCTACTGCTGACTTGGAATCAAATGCTCCGCCGGCCCGGGTCACCTCGGACGTCACGGGCACCACCCGATCTCGCCACCAGGCTTCGAACTCCTCCCGGCCGGCGCCCACCTTGTGTTCCACAATCTCCGTCGCCGAACCGGTCAGGAGCAGCACCTTCTCGCTGCTGATTCCCGTGACCGTGCCCACGCTCTTGATCATGGCGGCCAGCTCGGTAGAACATTCTCCGCTTTCAGCGCGATCGAGGAGCCGCCTCAAAACCAGCCCGGTCCGCTCGGCTACGTCGGACACCACGACCAGCAACCTCTCTTTAACTGCGGGTATTCGCTTTGTTTTCTCCAATTCAGCCAGCAAATGCGGGATTGTCCTCCGATCCACGCCGCACTTGCGCTCGATCTCGCGGTCGCTGAATCCGAGGAGTCGCATGGCCCCGACGTGCAGCATCTTCGTCTCGTCTGCGGTGCTGCGTGAGCCCGTGTAACGCTCGACTGCCAGCCTGGGCACCACGGCCACCTCGTTTCCGGTGGACTTCGAATCCTCTAAATCTCGAAAAAACTCCGGCTGCCGCAGCAGCTCTTGCGCGACCGCCTCACAATCGAAGAGTTGACCAGGCAGGCTCATCGTTTGATGCGGTTCCGTTTGGCCAGCGCCTCGACATCGCGGCTTGGGATCCGGATGTCACCGCCCGGCATGCGCCACGCGCCGGGAAACTCATCCAGATGCTTGCGGACATACCAGACAGAGCAATCCAGCACCTTGGCTGCTTCGGTGGGGGAAAGGTGGCGATCAGCCGGCACAGAAAAAACTGCGCCCGCCTCGCTGAGTGTGCGAATCGCGTCCGCGACGTTCATCGTGTGGCCAGCCACAGCACGCACAGCGCGCAGGATCCCCAGAACACGAGACAACCCCACAGCAATACCGACACAGCCAGCTCAGCGTTGCCTGAAGATCGCTCTTCAATCCATTCCGGTTGATGCAGGCCCAAATAGCGGGCCAGCCGATGAGTCCGACGATTCAAGGTTTTCATGGGAAAAAGAACGGCGCCGGCGCGCCACACGCGGGGAGGAGGGGCCGCCGCGTGGGAGGGAATCGGCGCTGCCGGCGCCTAAATTGGTAGCGGGGCCGGGAGTCGAACCCGGAAATGCGAGTTTATGAGGCTCGCCGGCTTCCGAAGCCATCCCCGCAGCTAAGGGGCGCAAACGGCTCACGCCGTCAGGCTCATGGGTCAGCGCGACGCCTGCCGCGGCAAAGATCCGCGCCAAGCCCGCTGCGTCCCTGGGTGAGAGAACCTCTCGCATCAGTCCGCCACTTCGCCCAGATACGGTTTGATGCCTGTCTTTTGCGCCACAGTCTCGAGGATATAGCGCACGTTATCCCGGATGATCAGGTGCTTTTGGACC